ATGGGCAATATCGTAACTGGTTTGTTAGAAGGTGGAGTTAAGCTTGGTGTATCAAGTCGTGGTATGGGAAGTCTTGTGCAAAAAAACGGCGCTATGTACGTGAAGGATGACTTTATGTTGTCCACTGTAGATATCGTTCAGGACCCTTCAGCTCCAGAGGCATTTGTCAATGGAATTATGGAAGGTGTTGAATGGATATGGGAAAATGGCGTTCTTTGTCCACAAGAAATTGAGAAAATTGAGACTGAAATAAAAGGAGCTCGAGGTATGCGTTCATCGGATATTGAGATTAAAGCTTTTAAGAATTTCCTCTCTAAACTTGTAAATTCTTAATAGGAGAATAAATATGTCGAATGACAAAATGAAAAATGATTTAGTCGAAGACGTATCAGAAGTTGAAGAGCTTACTAACGAGGAGCTCGTTGAAGACGAACAAGTTCAAGACGAAGAAATCGTAGAAGCTCAGGTCAAAAGAAAAGCTGAAGAAAAGGATGAAGACGAAGAGGAAGTTAAGGAGTCTGAAGAAGACGACGAAGACGAAGAAGAAGTTAAGGAGTCTGAAGATGATGAAGACGACGAAGACAAAAAACCTGTAGTCGAAATGCCTAAAACTAAAGCTGCTTTAATGGCATCAGTAAATGATATGTTGAAGAAATCAAATAAACTAGACGCACAAAAGATTTATGCTAGTGTTATGAAAACCGTGGAAAGTGATCATGGTGATGACGAAGAAGAAGAGAAGCCAGTTAAGGAAGACGTAAATGTTGACCATATTGACTACTCTGAAGATTTAGAATCATTAGTGGCTGAAGAAGCTACACTATCCGATGGTTTCCAAGCAAAAGCTGGAATCATCTTTGAAGCTGCTTTAAAAACTAAAGTAGGTGCAGAGATTGACAGATTAGAATCTGAGTACGTCGCAAACCTTGAAGAAGAAGTAACTGAAATCAAGTCAGAACTAGTAGAAAAGGTAGATTCTTACCTTAACTATGTGGTTTCTAACTGGATGTCGGATAACGAAGTTGCAGTAACTACAGGTCTTAGGACTGAAATTGCTGAGGACTTTATGTCTTCTTTACAATCAGTGTTCAAAGAACATTATATTGAGGTTCCAGAAGGTAAGGTAGACATGGTCGACGAACTCGCCGAACAAGTCGCTGAACTGGAAGAATCTTTAAATAAATCAACAGAAGAGAATATCAAGCTGACTGAGTCTGTTTCCGGATTGGAAAGAGCTGAGATAGTAAGAAAGGCTTCTTCTGGGCTAGCATTAACTGAAGCTGAAAAGCTTGCATCTTTGGTAGAAGATATTGATTTTGATGATGCAGATACTTTCGAAATGAAAGTAAATGTAATCAAAGAATCATACTTCAGATCTGAAGCTCAAGAATCAGAAGATGACGCTCAAAAATTGGTTGGTACTGACTCGGTAAATGCCGATATCAGTGATGTTATGGCTAGATACACATCTGCTATTTCAAAATTTAATAAATAGTCTAATAGGGGAAACTAAAAATGTTTAACGCAGACAAAAACTTAATGGAAAAGTGGGCTCCGGTTCTCGAGCACGCCGATGTTCCATCAATTCAAGACAATCATAAAGCAGCAGTGACTGCTAGATTGTTAGAGAACCAAGAAATTTCAGCTCGTGAAGATGCTCTTTCAGTTCAAGGAAACTTCCTTGGTGAAGCAGCAGCCGCTAACGCAGTTGGAGCTGGTATGGGTACTACAGCCGGTAACATCAAAGGATTCGATCCAGTATTGATCTCTCTCGTAAGAAGAGCAATGCCAAATCTTATCGCTTATGATATCGCTGGTGTACAACCAATGACTGGACCTACTGGTCTTATCTTTGCTATGAAGTCAAGATATAGCACACAGGGTGGTACTGAAGCACTACATGACGAAGCTAACGCATCGTTCTCTGGTGACAGTTCTGTTACTCAAGAAGCTGGACCTTCTGGTCTTGAAGCCGCTGTTGATGATGGAGATAATTCATTAGCAACTGGTGAAACTTCTGGTGAGATCGTTTCTGATGTCGCTGGTGGTCTTACAACTACTCAATCTGAAAGATTAGGTGTTGGCGAATCTGGTGACGGTTCTTTCGGTGAGATGGCATTCTCAATCGACAAAGCTACTGTTACTGCTAAGTCAAGAGCTCTTAAAGCTGAGTACACAATGGAACTTGCACAAGATCTTAAAGCTGTGCACGGTCTAGATGCTGAAGGCGAACTAGCTAACATCCTTTCTTCTGAAATCCTTGCGGAAATCAACAGAGAGATCGTTAGAACTGTAAACCGTAAAGCTACTCTAGGTGCTTTGCAATCAAGTGTTGCTGTTAAAGGTATCTTTAACTTGCATACTGATTCAGATGGCCGTTGGTTAGCTGAAAAAGCAAAAGGTTTGATTGTTCAAATCGAAAGAGAAGCAAACGTAATTGCTAAAGCTACAAGAAGAGGAAAAGGTAACTATGTAATCTGTTCTTCTGATGTTGCTTCAATTTTAGCTGCTTCTGGAATGCTTGACTACAGTCCTGCACTTGCTACTAACTTGAATGTTGATGATACTGGTAATACTTTTGCTGGTGTTCTTAATGGTAAGTTCAAAGTATATGTAGATCCATATGCTGCTGGTACTAATCCTGACTACGTATGTGTCGGTTATAGAGGTAATACTCCATACGACGCAGGTCTATTCTATTGCCCATACGTTCCTTTAACTATGGTTAAAGCGATCGGCGAGAATGACTTCCAACCAAGAATCGGTTTCAAAACTAGATATGGTATGGTTGCTAACCCATTCGTAGCAACAGATGGTACAACTGGTACTGATAGAGCTAATCCTTACTTTAGAATCTTTAGAGTTGATGGAATTATGCAAAACAGCTAATCTTTAATTAGGTTACAGTTTAAAGGGATCCTTCGGGATCCCTTTTTTTATGTGTATAAATAGATATGTAACATGATGTTACACGACACACACACGGAGGTAATATGTCAAACGGAAAATCAGGCTTTGAAATCAGAGCTGACTTACTAAACCAGGCTCAGGGTCTATTAGAGCAAAATATTAACAGGGAAGTTGACGCGGTGTATATGCACAACGATAATAATCCTAATAATAAAAGGGATTATCCTTTAAAGTTGATATCTGCAGAGGAAGTAATATCTGTAGCTAAACAGCTTAACGAGTTTGTTAACGATAAATAATTAACACTCAGCATTTAGATTGGTATAAATAGATATATGACTACTACAAATAAGAACTTTTTGAGCCCTACGGGGTTTCAATTTAAAATCGATTCTACTCAATATTCTAACGTTGAATATTTCTGTACATCGGTAACTATGCCCGACTTGTCTTTAGGAGAAGTTCCATCACCTTATAAAGGATCAAACCTTGCATTTACAGGTGACAGAATTAATTTTGGCGATTTAGCTATTAGGTTTAACGTTACTGAGAATATGGAAAATTATATTGAGATGTTTAACTGGATGCATAATATAATACAACATGGGGAGAAGTTTAAATCAGACGCAACCCTTTCTATATTAAGCAGTCATAACAATGTCACTAAGGAAATAACATTTACTGATTGTTTCCCTACCAATCTATCCGCTGTTGAATTCTCAACACAACAAACTGATGTTGAATATTTACAAGCTGACGTAACACTGAAATACACTTATTTCGAAATCAAATAAGTCATATAAATAAATATATATTAGAATGTGTAGTAGAATGCATATTCTAATATACATTACAATATACATTACAATATACATTACTGGATACATTATGAATAACCTAGAAACAATACTTGAGATGTGGAAAAAAGATTCTATTATTGACGAACTTCAATTAGACCAATCCGCCAGAGACTCAGCAAAACTTCATTCGAAGTACTTAGAACTATACTCCGTAAACAAACTTAGATTTAAAAGATTAGATCTTGAATTTAAGGTATTACTACGTGATAAATTTATGCACTATAACGGTAAGTTGAGCCAAGACGAAATGGACAAAAGGGGATGGGGATATGATCCTCTCAACGGTTTAACTGTGCTAAAAGGCGATATGGATAAATGGTATGACGCAGATCCATTGATACAAGAGCACCAAGCAAAGATGCATTACACGCAAGAGTTAGTTGATACGTTAAAAGAAATACTAGATAACGTTAAGTGGAGACACCAAACAATTAAAAATATTATTGAATGGAACAAATTTACAAGCGGAATGTAATGGAAAAATTAATCGTTAAGAAAAAGAACGAAGTATTTTTAAGTGTGGTAACTGAACCCGGGATAGAGATGGAGTTGTCAGAACACTTTTGCTTCTACGTTCCTGGTTATAAGTTTATGCCTTCATATAAGAATAGAATGTGGGATGGCAAGATACGACTGTACGATCTTAGAAAAAAGGTTATATACGGTGGATTGTTTAAGTATCTGAAGGAATTTGCTGATGCTAGATCCTATGAACTCATAGTTGAAGACAATTCTATGTTTGGTAGACCTGATAGCGAAGAGGTGCACGATTTAGAAAGCTTTATGAAGGAAATCGAGCTTTCTGTTAACGGAGATGATATAACACCTAGGAACTACCAATTAGATGCGCTCTGGCATGCGTTAACATTAAAGCGATCTTTATTGCTTAGTCGTACAGCATCTGGTAAGAGTTTAATCATTTATTTAGCCGTGAGATACTATCTGGACATGTATGATGGCAATGTGCTACTCATTGTGCCTACCACATCGCTCGTAGAGCAAATGTATTCAGACTTTGATGACTATTCTAGTAAAGATACGTGGAATGCCGCGGAAAACTGCCATAAAATATACTCTGGTAAAGAAAAGTATAATATCAAACAGCGAATTATTATCACCACATGGCAATCGATTTATAAGTTACAAAGTAACTGGTTTAAAGATTACGGCATGGTTATTGGAGATGAAGCTCATAATTTTAAAGCTAAGTCGTTAACTGCTATTTTAGAAAAGTGTGTAAACGCCCAGTACCGATTAGGAACCACAGGAACGTTAGACGGTACAGCAACACATCAGCTAGTACTAGAAGGGTTATTTGGTCCGGTTCATAAAGTAACCACGACTAAAAAACTAATGGAAGAAAAGTCATTGTCGCAATTGGATATCTTTGTATTGCTTTTAAAATATAGCGATGAACATTGTCGATTAGCGTCAAAAATGAAATACCAGGAAGAGATTGATTTTATTGTAAGATATGGGCCTAGAAATAACTTCATATCTAACTTGGCTATGGATCAATCCGGTAATACGTTAATACTATTTCAATTTGTGGAAAAGCACGGCAAACCGTTGCACAATATGCTACAAGAGAAATTTAATGAACTGCCAAGAAACACTAGGAGGTTATTCTATGTCTCAGGTGAAACCGACGTGGATACGAGGGAAGAGATACGAGCTATTACAGAGAAGCAGGACGACGCGATTATTGTCGCTAGTATGGGCACTTTTTCTACAGGTATTAATATTAAGCGTTTACATAATATCATATTTGCTTCACCAAGTAAATCTCAGATTAGGGTTTTGCAAAGCATCGGCCGAGGATTGAGGAAGTCTGAAGATGGTATAGATACTAAGGTATATGATATTGCTGACGACTTGCATTGGAAAACAAAAAAGAATTACACACTTGAACATGCCGCGGAGAGAATCAGAATTTATAGTAGAGAGAAATTTGACTATAAAGTTCATGATATAAATATATAAATGGCATATAGTAAAAAAGTAGTAGATAAGTTTGAGAATACTTTAAATAATCCTCAAGCATTTAAAGTTGGAAGATTTGATCCAAAGGAATTAAACGTAGGTACTGGAATGGTTGGAGCTCCAGCATGTGGCGACGTAATGAAGCTTCAAATAAAATGTGAGCAAAAAGGTAATACTCATATTATTAAAGATGTAAAATTTAAAACTTATGGCTGCGGTTCTGCAATTGCATCATCGAGTGAGTTAGTTGAAATGCTTATGGGTAAAACCCTAGAAGAAGCTAAAGAAATTAAAAACAAGCACATAGTAGATGCTCTAGAATTGCCCCCAATAAAAATACATTGCTCTGTTCTAGCAGAAGACTCTATTAAACAGGCAATTAGAGATTTTGAATCAAAACAATAGAAACTTTAAACCGGCTGAGGTTATAAATATATAAATGGAATCAATTAAAAACGTAGACATTAGACATATAAAGCTTACTAACGGTGAGAATATCATTTGTTATGTTCAGAGCTGTACCGAGAAAGCTTTTATTGTAGAACGGCCTGCGGCCGTGCAGGTTTCACCTGTAGGACTATGGACTTTTACAGACTGGTTTCCTTTCTCAGACAAGAAAGTTTATAAGATTATGAAACACTTTGTTATAAATCATACCGAAGTGGTAAACGAAACGAAGGAGTCTTACATTAAATACTCTTTACAAGGAGAGGCTAGAAAAGACACCATATACGACACCGACTATAATGATTTAGTTGGTGATGAACTAGATACTTCAATGGATATTGATTCATATGATCTTGATGCGAAAAGTAAGACTATTCACTAGATTACCTACTTTAGTATACCTCCACCTCACCGGTTGACTCTTATATTATATCACACTTTTGATCATTTGTACACCTTTTTATGCAAATAAACTAAAATAAATTAATTAAAATAGTTGTTTACTTTTGAGGTAAACTGTGTTATAATATACTATTATCGGGAGAAATACAATACATGACTAATAAAATCAAACCTAAGGCTAAACCGCACTATGTGAATAACAGAGACTTCTCTAATTCTGTAGTCGATTACGTCAAAAGCGTTCACGAAGCAAAAGAGGCAGAAACTGCTGTTCCTAAAGTAACAGATTATATTGCTACTTGTTTCATGAAAATATCAGAAGGACTGTCCCACAGACCGAACTTTGTTCGGTACACCTATCGTGAAGAGATGGTGATGGATGGTGTTGAAAACTGTTTAAGAGCAATCAATAACTATAAGATTGAGACTGCTACAAGAACGGGTAATCCTAATGCATTTTCATACTTTACTCAAATATGTTATTTTGCTTTTATCAGAAGAATAACAAAAGAGAAAAAGCAACAAGACATTAAATTTAAATTCATTGAAAAAATGGGTATTGAAGATTTTGCTCAAATGGGAATGGATGATGCAGGTGCACAACAAACAATGCAATATGTTGATACACTTAGACAACGTATCGATCAGATCAGAACTAAGGATGATAAAATCAAAGAGTTTGCTAAGATCGAAAAAGAGAAAGAAAAACTAGAACTATTTATGGTATAATATGAAAGTAGCAATATTGAATGATACACATTGTGGTGTAAGGAACTCGTCAGATATATTTTTAAACTATCAAGCTAGGTTTTACGAAGAAGTATTTTTTCCGTATCTTAAAGAAAATAGTATAAATAGTATTTTACATCTAGGGGATTACTATGAGCATCGAAAGTTCGTCAACTTTAAGGCTCTCCACGCGAACCGCAAGCATTTTCTTGAGCCTATGCGTGATATGGGCATCACAATGGACATTATTCCTGGGAACCACGACGTATATTTCAAGAACACAAACGAGTTATGTTCACTTAAGGAACTTCTTGGTTACTTCACATCCAACGTTAATATTATAATGAAGCCCACAGTCTTAGACTATGACGGTCTAAGCGTCGCAGTTATACCATGGATTAATAATAGTAACTACCAAGAATATGTAGATTTTGCATTAAATTGTAAAGCCCCGATACTAGGTGCTCATTTAGAACTAGCAGGTTTTGAGATGATGGCCGGAATTACAAATCCACATGGTATGAACGCTGACATTTTCTCTAGGTTTGAACGGGTATTATCCGGACATTTTCATACTAGATCTAGTCAAGAGAATGTTGATTACTTAGGATCTCAATTTGAGTTTACTTGGGCAGATGTTGATGATCCGAAATACTTCCACGTGCTAGACACAGAAACAAGAGAAGTCACACCTATTCGCAATCCTATTACAATATTCAAAAAAATCATATACGATGATACTAAAACAGATTATAGTAACTTCGACTTTAGCGAGTGCGAACAGAAATTTATAAAGCTGATTGTGTTAAATAAAAACGATTTGTACATGTTTGATAAATTTGTCGATAAACTACAAAGCATAGACACATACGAACTTAAAATCGCCGAAAGCTTTGAAGAGTATTTAGGCGAAAGCGTTGAAGATAGCAAAGTATCTCTTGAAGATACTACTGAGCTATTAGACTCTTATGTTGAAGCAGTCGACACTGACTTAGACAAAGATCATTTAAAAATTGAACTGAGAAAGCTTTACACTGAAGCTCAAAACTTAGAGGTAGTATGATAAATTTTAAATCGGTTTCATGGAAGAATTTTCTTTCAACCGGAAATGATACCATAAAGGTACAATTGGATAAGACTTCATCAACACTTATAGTTGGTTCGAATGGAGCAGGAAAATCCACAATGCTGGATGCACTTTCATTTAGTTTATTTGGTAAGCCTCACAGGGATATCAAGAAAGATCAATTAATCAATAGTATTAACAAGAAAGGTACTGTGGTTGAAGTTGAGTTTAACATCGGAAATTCAGAATTTAGAATTCTACGTGCTATTAAGCCTAACAAGTTTGAGATTTGGCAAAACGGTAATATGATTAATCAAGCAAGTAATGCTAGAGATTACCAGAAATTCTTAGAGCAAAACATCCTAAAGCTTAATCATAAATCATTCCATCAGGTTGTGGTACTAGGTAGTAGCTCGTTTATTCCCTTTATGCAATTACCTGCATGGTCACGTAGGTCTGTTATAGAAGACTTATTAGACATTAACATTTTCAGTAAGATGAATACCTTGTTAAAAGAGCGTAATTCTAAGATTAAAGAAGAACTAAGCGAAATAAATCATTCATTAGATTTATATAAAGCTAAGATGGATACTCAGTCGAAATATGTCAGAGACTTACAAGCCATTAATAAGGATATGATATCGTCTAAAGAAGCGTCTATTAAGTCATATGAAGATGACGTTAAAGCTTTAGTTAGCGAATCTCACGCATTAGGAAAAAACATTACCGCATTAACAGACATAGAAAGTACTAGACATGACGAGCTTTCTGAAAAAACCTCTGATATAAAATCTAGAGATATGGTGTATAAATCAAAAATCAAAGACCTAGTTAATGAAGCTAAGTTTTTTGAAGATAATGAGCATTGTCCTACATGTGATCAGGATATAGACATTTCTATTAAAGAAACTAAGTTGACTAAAATTAAAAAGGCTGCAGCAGATATTCAAAAAGGCATGAAAGATATTGCACTAGAGTGCGATACTAATGCAATATTGCTAAAGGAATGTCAGACAAGTATGAAAGGCCTATTAGATAGACAACGAAGTATCAACTCTAATAATGATAAAATTAATCTAATACAGCAAGAGATAGAAAAGATACAGAAAGAGATCAGCACTTTATTGCAATCTTCTGGAGATATAAAAACGGCTAAAGTCGAATTAAACGATCTGAGAGATAACAAAGATATTGTCACTGAAAAGAAATTAGAATATGTAGAAGAAAGAACTTATAATGAAGTCATTGGAGAGATGCTTAAAGATACTGGTATTAAAACGAAAGTTATTAAACAGTATCTACCAGTCATGAATAGACTTATTAATCAATATTTACAAGTTTTAGATTTCTTTGTCGCATTCCATTTAGATGAAAGCTTTAACGAGACTATTAGATCTAGACATCGTGACGCATTTAATTACGCGTCATTTAGTGAAGGCGAAAAACAAAGGATTGATTTGTCTTTACTATTTACGTGGAGACAGATTGCTAAAATGAAGAATTCAGCTTCTACTAATTTACTTGTACTAGACGAAACCTTTGATTCTTCATTGGATCATGACGGTATCGACAATTTAACTAAGATTCTAAACACACTTGAAGACGGAACTAACGTGTTTATTATATCACATAAGGGCGATATCCTAGAAAATAAGTTTAGATCTAAGATAGAATTCATCAAAGAACGCAACTTTTCGAAGATCAAATAGTTATAAAAAGCTAAATACATATAATAAATAGATATAAAAATAGTACACTTATTTTCAAAAAAAGGTGTACAAAGCCTTAAAAGTGTGGTATAATGGTACCATATTAAAGATAAGGAGTTAATATGTACAACAATTCAAGTCTACCCAAATTACTGGCAAAAGAAAATATTACTATAAGACATGGTAATTACAGGACCCCATGGTTCGATATTAAGAACCGTGTTCTAGGTCTACCTTTGTGGAAAGATATGGGTAAAGATATTTATGATCTATTTGTAGGTCACGAAGTTGGCCATGCACTTGCAACTCCGTACGAAGGCTGGCACGATAGCCCAGAAAAATTACAAGGTTGCCCTAGATCTTACATCAACGTTATCGAAGATGCAAGAATCGAAAGAGTGATCAAAAGCACTTATCCAGGACTTGTAGGTCCTTTCAGCAGAGCTTATTCAAAGCTTTTTGACGACAATTTCTTTGGAACAGACGATTTAGATATAACTGAACTAAGAATTATCGATAAGATTAATCTACAAGCTAAAGTCGGATCTCACGTAATCATTGAATTTAACGATGAAGAGCAAGTCTTTATGGATAGAGCAATGTTGACCGAAGATTTTCCAGAAGTACTACAACTTGTTAAAGACATAGTAGCTTATGATAAAGCTAACGAAGAGGAAGAAGAGGAAAAACCAGATAATGCTCCTGACGAACAAGACACTCAGGACGAAGATCAAGAAGGAGATATACCGAGCTCAAACGATGATTCTGACGAATCAAGCGAACAAGACGGCGATGCTCCTTCACCTACTATCGATGATGAAGATGATGAAGACATTTCGTCATCATCAAATGGTCACGATGGAGAAGTTTCTCTTACAGACGATGCTTTTAGAAAGAACGAAGAATCTTTATTAGATATTGATGAAGATACAGGAATGCAAATTCTTACAGTCTCTGATATCAACAAAGAAGTTATGAAAAAAATCATAGTTGATTACAAAGATCTTAAACTCGAGAGAGATAGCAGAGTTCAGTATTTGCATGAAGAGCAAGTCGAAGAATTGTCCAACGCGAATCTCGCATATCCTGCATACATAAAAAATGTTAAAAGAAGTGTTGGAGTTGCGGTAAAAGAATTCGAAATGAGAAAAGCAGCAACACAGTGGGCAAAGGCTACAACAGCAAAAACTGGTGTAATCGATGTCAATAAGTTGTTTTCTTACAAGACTAACGAAGATATATTCAAACAAACAACTAGATTGCATGACGCACAAAGCCATGGAATGATTATGCTTATAGACTACTCAGGATCAATGTATGATTCATTGCCTAAAGTCTTAGAACAACTAATACATTTAGTTCTGTTCTGTAAACAAGTCAATATTCCCTTTGATGTCTACGCGTTTACTACTGGAAACAGGAAGCTGAATACCTATGACTTAAAAAACCAAGGGTTATTATTTGATGGAGATCTAGATCTAGATGATTTGTCTATGCCTTTACTGACTTCTTCAAAGCTTAAAAAAGCCGATTTTGAAGAGTCTCTGAGAGCTATTCATGCAAGAGCTACTATGTCAACCTGGGCCACTAGATCAATGATTGGTCAATCTGAAGAGTTTGGATCAACGCCTTTGCATCAAGCGCTTGTTGTTGCTACTCATTTAATTAAAGCATTCAAGACTAAGCATCAGATCGAAAAGATGAATCTTGTAGTGTTTTCTGATGGAGATTCGAATAATCTTCAAGCCTTCTCTGATAGCAGTATTTCGGATAATAAGATACAGAATAGAGGTTCTTATAGAGGAGTTAATCTCATGGTTGACGGTAAATTACTCACTTCACCAAACAATAGGAAAGTTGTTAAAACTCTATTAGAAAATATAAGATCTAGATACAACACTAGCTGCATCGGATTCTTTATGGCTGATGATAACAGAGCATTCAACTTTAAGATAGACGAAATCGAAGATGCTTACCGTTCAGCTTCAAGATCTGAAGCAGCAAAGGAATACAGAAAAAATAAGTGCGTCGTTAAAAAGGATGCATTAGGTTACACTGAATTCTACTTAGTTAAAGGCGGTAATAACCTTTCGACTGACGACGATGAATTCGGAGTTAGCTCGGATCAAACAAAGAATCAAATGGCGACTGCATTTAAGAAGTACTCAAAAAGTAAGAAACAGAACAAGATTCTTATGACTACGTTTGGGAGGATAGTAGCTTAATGACCATATACAATAAACTGGTCAAAATAAATGAAAATAAACGCAAATAAGTGTGTACAAACACACTAAACTATGGTATAATATACATATAAACACGATTGATAAGGAACTACATTATGAAAGACATGAAAATCTCAACAAAAAATCTATTACAAGAACTGGCTAAGAATTACCCAGATCAAACAGCGTTCAGGAAGAACGTCATAGAAACCACAGCCCGAGCGATGGGTTATACTGGCAAGGACTTCTATCCTTTGCTAACAACAGACAACAGAATTAAAATCGGAACTTACGATTTATCAGCGTTCTTACAGACCGTCGATACAACTCCAAAAGTAACCGATATCAGGGAAGCAGCTAAAATGCAATCCATTGTGAATCAAGACAAAACATTCGCAAAGGCAGATCCAACGTTTGTCCCATGGGGAGCGTTTACGGATCTTGTTAAAATGATAAAATCACAAATGTTCTATCCGGTTTACGTATCAGGATTATCCGGTAACGGTAAAACCTTTATGGTAGAACAAGCATGTTCAAAACTTAATAGGGAGTTCATACGTGTTCAAATTAATCCAGAAACAGACGAAGATGATTTGCTTGGAGGCTTCAGGCTTATTAACGGAGAAACAGTATTCTCTAAAGGTCCTGTGCTTAAGGCGATGGAAAATGGTGCAATCTTATTGCTCGACGAAATTGATCGTGCTACAAATAAGATTATGTGTCTTCAAGGTATACTTGAAGGTAAGCCTGTTCTCGTTAAGAAAACGGGTGAAACAATCTCTCCTGCGGCTGGCTTCAACGTTATAGCCACGGCTAATACGAAAGGTAAAGGTTCTGAAGACGGTAGGTTTACTGCTGCTTCAATCATCGATGAGGCTTTCCTAGAAAGATTCACCGTTGCGATTGATCAGAAGTTTCCATCACCTTCGATTGAAACAAAAATTCTAAACAACCATATGACAAAGTTTGGAGTTGAAGACACAGATTTTGTTGATAAACTTATTACTTGGGCTGACATCATCAGAAAAACTTTCTATGATGAAGGTGTAGATGAGGTTATTTCGACTAGAAGGTTGTGTCACATTGCTCAAACTTTCTCTATCTTTAACAATAGAGCTAAAGCGATCGACTTATGCATCGCAAGGTTTGACGAAGATACTAAGTCAGCATTCTTAGATCTCTACAGTAAAGTTGATGCGGGTGTTATTCTCGCTGACGGTACAAATGAGACAACTCAGGAAGCTTCATATGAATAAACCTGATTACAAATTTAACGAAGGAACTCTTATCAAAGAGTTCCAAACGTACATTGATTCTACGTATGGACAACATTACGGTCAAGGCGGACTTCAGTCATCTGAAGTCATAGTCGACAGAGGACATGGCCTTGGCTTTTTCCTCGGCAACGTCGATAAGTACAATGCCCGATACGGAAAGAAAGGAACTCCAGACGATCACAGAAAAGATCTTATGAAGGTCTTACATTACGGATTGCTTGCGCTCTATGAGCACGATCGATCAAATTCAAAATAAGTATGTACAAACTACTACAACTGTGTTATAATATATGTAACAAATTTAAAAAAGGTAAATTATGAAAATCTCAAGTGAAACTATTAACATCCTGAAAAACTTTTCGGGTATCAACGCAAATTTAGTCTTTAAACCTGGAAAGGAACTCAAGACTATTTCTGAAGCAAAAACTATTATGGCAAATGCATCTATCCTGGAAGACTTTCCAGTTGAATTTGGTGTGTATGACCTAAACGAATTTCTTTCGCTATTCAGTCTTATGGATGATCCAGAAGTTGACTTTAGTGATAAGTTCCTTACTATGTCTGATGGTTCTCAAAGGATTAAGTATTACTATTCCGAGATTGAAATTCTCACACAACCTAGTAAAGATATCAACATGCCGGAATGCGAAGTTGTTTTAGATCTGTCATCTAATAATTTAGATAAGATCCGAAAAGCGGCAGCTGTTCTAGGGCATTCAGAATTAGCATTTAGTTGTCAAGGTGGAGAAGTTGCTGCGTCAGTGTTTAACGATAAAGACGCTACTGCGAACACCTTCGACATTAGTCTAGGTACTACATCTGATTTAACATTTAACTATGTCTTTAGCATTTCTAATTTGAAAATGCTTCAAGGCGATTACAAGCTTTCGATTTCATCTAGACTTATCTCCAACTGGAGAAATGCGGATAATCCTTTAGATTATTTTATCGCATTAGAGAAATCATCAAGTTTCGGTGTATAAATAACTATGCACAGAAAAAATTCTCATTATAATATGAGGATAATAAAAGAAGATGCCGGATTGGCCGGGTCTCTTATAATTAGTCTACTTTGCAAAGGAGAAACAAATGACTGAACTACAAGATAAAGTCCTTCCACAGGAAGGCACACAGGCGGAAGCTCCACAGCTTTCACTTCAAGACATCTCAACATTCGTACAGATTATCGATATCTGTTCTAAAAGAGGTGGATTTGAAGGCCAGGAAATGGAGGCCATCGGGGGATTGAGAAACAGAACTGTCGCATTTTTAAATGCTGCATCTGAAGCTCAAGGAAAAGAAACTCCAGAAGGAATGGTGCCAGCAGGCTCCGATCTTCCGGAAACAGTTGAAGCAGAAGAAGCTTAAACTACCCATTAGCTTAACGTGGAGGTAGCTCCTCCACACATTTTAATTTTATTATGAAGGATATATTATGGATCGCAATGAATGTGCTCGTTTAATCGAAGCATTAAAAA